AGTCCAGGGTGGACCTGGCGGTCGCCGCGACCAGCCAGGCGGACGACGCCACGAAGAACGCCCTCAAGGCGTTCTACGGCGTGGACGACGCCCACGTGACGGCGTACTTCCTGGACCAGACCCGAGCGCTGCCCATCCTCCAGAAGCAGGAACAGGCCGCACAGCTCGGCGGCGAGGCGCTGCGCCGGGGCCTGCTGGCGGACGCCGCCACGATGGAGGACTACGTGACGCAGGGCTTCACGCAGTCCCAGGCCTCGCAGGGTTTCCAGCAGGTCGCGGACGAGCTGCCGAACCTCCAGGCGCTGGCCGCCAGGTTCGGCACCACGTTCAACCAGGCCGAAGAGGAGTCCACGGTGTTCGGGACGAACACCGACTCCCTGGCGAAGAAGCGGGGTCTGGCCAGCCAGGAGCGGGCCCTGTTCGGGTCCGCTGCCGGCGGCGCAGCACCCGGCCTGTCGGCCGGGTATCGTCAGACGTAGCGATTAGCTCAGCGGCCAGAGCTGTCCAGGGAGTTGGGATCGAGGCCCGCGGCCCGGCAACGGAACGCAAGTGGCACCCCCTGGGCGTATGCGCCGGTTCGAGTCCGGCATCGCAGGCGGAAGACGTTCCGCCGGTTCCCTGGAGGCGTCCAGGGTGAGCCTTAGCCCCCAGGATCACACCTGGGGGCTTTGTGCTACCCGCGGCCGGAAGGCCGCCCGGAAGCTCCTCCAGGCGCCGTAGGCGCACGGGATGGCGAGCCAGACGGTCACCAGGTCCATATGCGCGGCGATCGTGATCGCCATCAAGGCCAGGAACAGCCCGAGCAGCGCAAGCAAGGTCTTCTTCATTTCTCCCCCTCTGTAGTCGAGCGGAAGCGTAGCGCTCTGTTGAGCGCTCGAACAGGTGCTAGCACTAATGCGCTAGCACCGTGGGTAGAATGCGTTCTAGTTGGGATCTACCGGCCCCCACACAGGAAGTCCGGGAGCGGAGCGCCCGGCAGCCTCCCCAGCTGCCGAGTTGGCCGCGCAAGAGCGGGAGATGCAGTGAGCGAGTACGAGTTCGGCGTCGAGGGCGAGACCAACGAACCTGCGGCCACGCAGGACCAGGGGCCCAAGTGGTTCCGGGAGCAGATGGCCAAGGTGTCGCAGGACATCAAGTCACTCCGCGAGGAGAACGAGACGCTGCGCGCCGAGAGGGCGCGCACTCAGGTACGCGAAGCGCTTGCTGCTCAGGGCTACGCCCCGCAGGTCGCCGACCTGTACACGGGCAAGCCCGAAGGGCTGGACGAATGGCTGGGCACCTACGGTGCCGGGCTGGCCAAGAGCGACGGCACCGCCGTCGAGCAGGGCCAGCAGGCCGCACAGGGTGCGGCGCAGTCGGCTGTCAGCCCCGAGGACCAGGCAGCCATGGAGCGCATGGCCGCCGCCGGGCAGGGCGCACAGGCGCCCGCGCTGTCGGCGGACGACCAGCTCACTGCGCGGCTGAACGCCGCGAAGTCCATGGAGGAGCTGGACGCGATCATGCGCGACGCCGGCTCCCGCTACTTCTGACGCCTGGTTCTCTCCCCGACTCCTGCGACACCCCGAGAGGGTGAGAGACCGATATGGCGGGTAACGCCTACACCGACACCACGGCGATGTCGAACGCGGTTCAGACCGCGTACGACAAGCGCTTCGAGTTCGCGCTGCGCTCGCAGCCGCTGTTCCGCGCTCTCGCGGACAAGCGACCGGAGGAGCTGACCGCCCCCGGTCAGTCCATCGTCCTGGAAACTTACCAGGACATGAGTGCGGCAACGACCGCACTCTCCGAGGACACCGACCCGGACGCGGTTGCCATCGGCAACCCGAACACCAAGACCCTGACGGTCAACGAGTACGGCAACGCCGTGCTGCGCACGCGCAAGCTGCGCCTGTTCTCGATCAGCGACGTGGACCCGGCGATCGCGAACATGCTGGCGTACAACTGCGCGGACTCCGTGGACGTGCTCGCGCAGACCGAGCTGCGCGGCGGCTCGAACCTGATCCAGGTCAAGGCCGGCACCACCAGCTACGTGACCAACGCCGATTCGACCACGGTGGCCACCACCATGGTCTCCACCGTGACCTCCGGCGTGGCCACCGACGGCTTCACGTCGGCGCTGGTGCGCCTGGGCGTGGCCAAGATGCGCACCGCCAAGGCGGTGCCGCGGCGCGGCAGCATGTACGGCTGCTACATCCACCCGGAGATCTCCCACGATCTCCGTCAGGAGACCGGTGACAAGGGCTGGCGCCTGCCGCACAACTACTCGGCCGTGGGCAACGTGTGGGCCGGTGAGATCGGCGAGTACGAGGGCGCCTTCTTCGTGGAGAGCCCCCGCTGCTACCAGGCCAAGGACGCCGGCACCGGCGACAACAGCGTGCGGCGCTTCCGCACGTACCTGGTCGGCCAGCAGGCGCTGGCCGAAGGCGTGGCGGAGGAGTTCCACACCGTGGCCGGTCCCATCGTGGACAAGCTGGCGCGGTTCCGGCCGCTCGGCTGGTACGGCGTGGCTGGCTGGAAGCGCTTCAGGGAGGAAGCGCTGACCCGGATCGAGACGACCAGCTCCATCGATGCCACCTGATCCATGGCGACGTACGCCTTTCGGCCGCCGACGGTGGAAGAGGGCCCGGCAGGCGCCGGGCGCCTCTTCTACCGCTACACGCTGACCAGGGGCGTATCGCTGCTGGAGGGACCGCCCGGGACTTACCGGGCGGTCCGCTGGCCCACTGAGGACGAGATCACGGCTTCGCAGCCGCACTTCTTTCAGGGCGGCCACATCTACGAAGTGGACGACGCCACCAGGGCCGCGCTCCTTGCGGCCGATGTGGGCGTGACCGACGACAACTTCACCACACCGTTCTCCGGCTTCGGCGCCGGGGGCTTCGGAGAGGGCGTGTACGGAGGATGACGTTCCAGAGGATCGAGCCCGGCCTGTCGCCCTGGGGCGATGCGGTCAACGACTCCTTCCAGGATGTCCAGGACCAGATCACCGCCCATGTGGACGGCACCGATCCCCACGGGGATCGGGCCTGGGCGGAGACGCAGTTCATGCCCACCACGTCCATCGCGGTCGATGACGTGGTGTCGGCCAACCCGTTCTACATCGCCCACCGCGGCGGCGGTGGCGAGGCGCCCGAGCTGACCGAGGGCGCGTACGTCAACAGCGTGGGTGCGGGCATGAAGGCCGTGGAGATGTCCTTCCACCTCTCCGCGGACGGCGTGCTGTTCGCCTGGCACGACAACGACCTGAACCGCATGACCAACGGCACGTGGACCACCAATCCGGAGCTGTGGACCTTCGCCGCGCTGAACCAGCGCGCCAAGGTCGTGGGCTCGCCCCTACTGGGGCCCGGCTGGGCGGACCAGACCATCCCCACCGCCAAGCAGCTCTTCGACCGGTTCCTCGGCCGCGTCGTCATCTTCGCCGAGGGCAAGTCGAACAACTCGATCCCGGCGTTGCAGCAGCTTCTGCTGACCTACCCCAACGCCAGCGAGTCCGTGGTGTGGAAGAACTACTACACCAACAACTCCTTCCCGTGGGCCAGGAACCACGGGTTCAAGGTGTGGGCCTACGCCGACGCCACCACGACCAGCGCGCAGCTGGACGCCGTGGAGGAGTCCGTGGACTACTGGGGCATGCCGTGGGAGGCCACGGATGCCCAGATCAGCGCGGTGGTGAACCGCCCCGTGGCCAAGCCTGTGATCGTGTGGGAGGTGCACCGGCGCAGCGAGGTGCAGCGCCTGCTGGGGCTGGGCGTGCGGGGCATCATGACCCCGCAGCCGCTGTACCTGACGCGGACCACGGCCGTGTGTACGGCCGACCAGTGGTTCTCCCAGGTCAAGAGCCCCGGGGAGATCGGGGCTGCGCACAGCGACCCGACGTACGCCCTGAAGTGGGACACGGGCGTCGGGTCGAACGTCGTCTACGCTCCCGCGACCAGCGGGAACAGCGTGTCCCTGGGCTGTTTCAGCCCGATCGTGCGGGGAGCCACCGGCTACCGCATCAGCTTCGACATGTACTGGCCCGTGCTGCCGTCGGGCACGCTGCACGCCGGCCTCTACTTCGGCGCAGCCGACGATGCGAAGCACTCCTTCGGGGTGGCGAACGCCACCGGCTGCTACCGCATGGAGATACGCCCGAACTCGGGCGCCATGCAGCTCTACACGGTCGCCTCCGGGGCGACCAGCGGTGTGCAGGTGGGCTCGGACGTGTCCACGTCCGGAGCCCTCTCAGCGGCCACCTGGTACTCGTACGCGATCGAGGTCACCGCCACGACGGTGAAGCTCTCGCGTACGGACTCCACCGGCTGGTCCAACACCTTCACCACCTCCGCCTACAGCGGCGACTACTTCGGCATCCACACCGGCTCGCTCACGAGCACGACGACGCTGCCGCGGTACCGCAACCTCACCGTCACGGCCATCTAGGAGCGGACATGGACACCGACCCGAGCAGCGTCACCGGGGATGGCGGCAACACCACCATCCGCAACCAGAACGAGCAGGACATCCTGGACCGCGTCGTGGCGTCCATTCCCATGGTCGGCGAGGACGACCCGCAGACCTACGTCAACCCGCAGTTCCGGGACGGCGCGTGATGGGCTGCCGCACCGGCTGCGCCACGCAGGACCACGCCAGCTACCACGAGTGCCTGCGCGCGGCCTCCATCACCACCTCCGGGGCCAGCCCCTCCAAGGGGCTGGACATGACCCGCCGCAAGGCGTGGGACAGGGAGCTGCACCTGTACCGCGAGGCACGCCGCCAGGGCGTGCAGCCCGACGGCACCACCACGGCCAAGATCGAGGCCGCGATGCGGGCCAGTGACGCCGCAGGCGCGGCCTACGGCCGCGACTTCGGCGCGGCAGGACCCATGGGGGCGTGATGACCACGTACGCCGACCTCATCACGCGGGTGCGCCAGCAGATCCTGGGCTACGCCAAGGACCAGCTGGCCATTGCCGAGCTGGCCCAGGACATGTCCGCGACGGACACGGCCTTCACCGTGCTGGCCTCCACGGTGGGCAACCTCTCGCGGGGTCTGGCGGAGATCGAGGACGAACTGCTCCTCGTACGGGACTACGACCCCGCCTCCGGGGTCGTCACCCTGTTCGGCGGCTTGAACGGCCGCGGCGCCGAAGGCACCGCGGCGGCGGCGCACGCCGCCCAGTCGCTCGTCACGAGCGACCCGCGCTTCCCGCGCCAGCGGATCAAGGAAGCAGTCAATGACACGATCCTCGGGGTGTACCCCGATCTCGTGGCCTTCGGCTACACGGAGATCAGCAATATCTCCGTGGTCTACGAGTACGGCATGCCTGCCGACGCCATGGATGTCTGGTCGGTGGACGACCAGACCGTGGGCCCGTCCCAGGTGTGGACGCAGGGCACGCGCTGGCGTTTCAACCCCAGCGCCTCGCCCGGCTCCTTCCCGACCGGGAAGAGCATCCAGCTCTTCGACGCGGTCACCCCGGGCCGCGCCATGCGCGTGAAGTACGTCAAGACCCCCACGGCGCTCCAGGCGCCCACGGACGAGCTGGAGGCCTCCGGCCTCCCCGACCGCTGCGCGGACCTGATCGTGTGGGGCGCCTGCGCCCGGCTGCTGCCGGCGTACGACGCGGCGCGCCTGCAACAGCAGGCGATCGAGGCGACCGAGCGGGCACCGCTGGTGCCCGTCAGGGCCGCCGTGCAGACGGCGGCGTACTACCAGCAGATGTACGCACAGCGGCTCATGGAGGAGCGCAACCGCATGTTCCTCGAACACCCCCAGCCGACCTACTACGCGAGCTGACCATGACCCAGCGGCACTATTCGAGCATCGCGAGCCCCACCACGCTGTCCACGTCGATCAGCGCCTCGGACACCACTGTCGCCGTGGACGCCACCGTGGGCTACCCCACCAGCTACCCGTTCACGGCCGCCCTGGACGCGGGCGGCACGGCGGAGGAGCTGGTGGACGTGACCGCTGTCAGCGGCAACGTCTGGACGGTCACGCGCGGCGTGGACGGCACGTCCGCGCAGTCCCACAGCGCGGGTGCCGTCGTACGGCACAGCTCCTCGGGCCGCGACTTCTCCGACATGCAGACGCACATCAACGCCACGACCGGCGTGCACGGCACCACCGGCGCCCTGGTGGACGCCTCCAGCGCGCAGACCCTGAGCAACAAGACCCTGACCGACCCCGCGATCAACGCCGCATCCCTCACCGGCACCCTGACCGGCACGCCGGAATTCGACGGCGCGGTGAAGTTCTCCGGCTCCCCCGTCTTCGAGGGCGCCGCCGAGGGCGACACCGCGCTCGGCGCGCAGGTCGCCGCGGACACGCATCCGCGCCTGGCGGTCACCGCCGGAGGCGGCCTGGTCTTCGGCTCCGGCTCTGCGGCCGGAGACGCCACGCTCTCGCGGCCGGCAGCGGGAACCCTGGCCGCCTCCGGCGGCCTGGAGACCGGCGATGACATCGCCGTCACAGGGCGGGTCGGCGCCACCGTCGCCGCCTCCACCACCGCAGCCCTTCAGGCGCAGGTGGCCGGCGACAGCGCCGCACGCTACAGCGTGGACGGCGCAGGGAGGATCGGGTGGGGCTCGGGAGCCACCACCCGCGACACCTTCCTCTACCGCGACGCCTCCGGCGCCCTGAAGACCGACGGGGACTTCAGGGTTGGCGGCAGCCTCGCTGTCAGCGGCGTCGGGGCGAACCTGTTCGCCATCAAGACCTCCGACACCAGCCGGGCCAGCACCGCCTCACCCAGCCCTGACCCGCACCTCCAGCTCCAACTGGAGGCGAACTGCACGTACGTCATCTCGGGCATGCTGATCTGGAAGGGGCCGAGCGGAGCCGGCATCACCATCGACTGGGACGGCCCGACCGGCACGGAGGGCTGGTGGGGTGCCCTGAATCCCTCCAAGGCGGCTACGGGCACAGCTACGCCCGTGCGTGTGGTGGCAGCCGTGGCGGACTCCGCGCTCGGCTACGGCTGGGACGACGACGGCTTCGGCACGCCGTTCTTCATGCCGATCAACGGCATTCTGCTGCCAGCCTCCGCCGTGACCTACCGCCTGCTGTGGTCCCAGAACACCGCCGGCGCCACTGCCACCACCGTTTACGCCAAGTCCTGGCTGCGCGCGGAGCGGGTGGCCTGAGATGGACATCGTCAGCCGCATCCCGGCGCCCGTCTCGGGGCGACTGGCGTCGCCGGGGGCGGCGTCCTACGCCAACTCCGGCGTGGTCTACGACTACGCCATCGGCGGACTGCCGTTCCTGTCGGGCGCCTCGGACGAGCGCCCGCTGCGCATCGGCATGGCACCGATCAAGAAGGACCAGTTCGACAACGAGCGCGAGCCCGGCGAGCAGTCTCTCGCCGGGTGGTGGCTGCGATCGCAGTCCACCTTCATCGGCGGCGAAGGGCTGTTGTACCAGGACCCCGACCTGGTGCAGGTGGCCAACATCCAGAACCGCCACGCCATCCAGTACGGCCACGGCCTGGGCGTCAATCCGTGGACCAACGGGCAGCTGACGCTGCTGCGCGCGACCGCGCAGCGCATCGCGGACTCCTCCGCGAACAGCCATCTGGTGCTGGGCTACCACGACGACGCCGACCGCTACTGGTCGGCGGTCGGCTCCGTGCTGAAGTCCGACGACGGCACGACCGCCACCGGCATCACCTGGGGCGGCACGGGCACCATCGTCAGCCTGACGGCCGACGGCACGAACTACTACGCCGCCGACGCCACCGGCGTCTACAGCGGTACGGGCGCCGGGAGCGGCGCTCTGGTGTGGAACACCGGCAGCGCGGACACGGTGGTCCGGTGGGTCAAGGGCCGCCTCATGGCGGGCATAGGCCCGTCCGTTTATGAGTTGGTGGGCGCCGGTGGGCCCACGCTGCCCACGGCGAAGATGACGCACCTGAACGGCTCGTTCGTCTGGACGGACTTCGCCGAAGGCACGGACAGCATCTTCGCCTGCGGCTACGCGGGCGCCCAGGGCGCCGTCTACAAGTTCGTGCTGGACGGCACGGGGGCCGTGCCCACGCTCGCCTCCGGCGGCGTGCTGACGGCCCAGCTGCCGCTGGGTGAGGTCGTGTACTGCATGGCCAGCTACCTGGGCACGTACGTGGGGCTCGGCACCTCGCGGGGCTTCCGCCTCGCGCAGATCGATTCCAACGGGGACCTGGCCTACGGCCCGCTGCTGATCGAGATCTCCGGTGGGGTGCGTGGCATCGCCGCGTACGACCGGTTCTTCTTTGTCGGCGGCACGAACAACCTGGACGACAAGTCCGGGCTGTGGCGCGTGGATCTGGGCCAGCCCATTCAGTCCGGCTCCGACGGAGCCGTCCGCTTCGCGTACGCGACCGATCTTCAGGCCGGCGTCACCGGCACGGTGAGCGCCGTGACGAACTTCGGCACGTCCGACCGCATGGCCTTCGCCGTGATCGGCTCCGGCTCGTATCTGGAGAGCGCGGACACGCTCGTGGAGACCGGGTACCTCCAGACCGGCAGGGTGCGCTTCAGCACCCTGGAGCCGAAGATCTTCAAGTTCCTGAGCGTGCGCACCACCGAGCCCCTGGCGGGCTCGGTGTCTGCGTCCGTCGGCGACCCGTCGGGCGCCGTCACGAACGTGTTCACCGCCGGCGAGTCGGGCGGTGCCCGCATCGAGGACGTGATCCTGCCCGCCCCGGCGACAGCCGTGGAGTGGGCGCAGCTGCGCCTGGACCTCGACAGATCCAGCACCGACGACACAGCCGGTCCCACCGTGACCGGCTGGCAGTTCAAGGCCCTGCCGGGCAGTGTGCGCCAGCGCATCTTCGAGATCCCGCTGGCGCTGTTCGACCGCGAGAAGACGGCCTCCGGCCAGATCGTGGGCCAGGACGGCCGCACGGTCCAGCGCCTGGAGGAGTTCGCCGCGCTGGCGCGGCGCGGGGACGCGGTGTCCTTCCAGAACCTGTCCACCGGCATGTCGTACCTGGTCGTCGTGGACGACTATCAGTTCGAGCAGAAGGCGAGCCCCGGGCTCGGCAAGAACGTGTTCGGCGGCTACCTGACGGTGCAGCTGCGCACCATCGCGGAGGTCATCTCATGACGGACGAAGAGCACGAGTACCTGAGCACGGGCTGCCTGCACGGCAGGCACGACTACTGCCAGAACAAGCAGGGCCAGGCCGGGCCCAAGAGGCCCGGCGAGTGCAAGTTCTGCGGTGCCCCGTGCATCTGCCCGTGCCACCGGAAGGCCGCCGATGTGGCCGCCTGAGCGGGA